ACCGCCGACACAAACGACTATTTCGCCGATCCTATCGCCATCATGGCCGCCGACCTCATCAAAAACCTGCCGGAGAAGAAAGAGGCGGCGAAACTGCTCGTGACGAACGATTCCGAGGGCGTGGATAAGGCGGCGAAGTACCTGACATGGGATAGTGCGCCGGAAAGCAAGAAGCAGGAGATCGAATGGTTGCAGAATCATATCCTTTCCAAGTCGTTTACCCCGAATATCTCGCTCGATACGCTGAAATCGTTGAGCAATCTGTCGGGAAAGGCCCTGCGAACGGTGATGCTGCTCGCCGACATCAAGGCGGCCAAGCACAAGGAAACCCACGACGAGCTGTTATCGCGCACCTCTTCGCTCATCACGGCGATCATCGGCAACGTCCTCGACGTGCATCTAAAAACCGAGTGCGAGAATCTGAAAATCGGGCATGAGTTCCAAGAGCCGTTCGGGGACGACATCGCGGAGGCCCTCGAAAATATCATCAAGAGCCTCGACGGCGGCATCATGGCGACCGAAACCGGCGTAGAGCTGAACCCGCTCGTCAAGGACAAGAAGCTCGAAATGGAGCGTCTGAAAGCCGAAGAGGAGGAGCGGGCGCAGAAGCAGCAGTCGATATTCGGTGATATAGAGAACGGCGGGCCTCAATCCGCATCGGACGGCGGCGGCGACCCCGACGATGACGAAAACGGAGATGAAGATGACCCGAATAATAAGCAGCAACAGAAGAAGTAGGTAGCAGATGGCAAAAAAAGCATATTCTCCCGACCCGAAAGAGGAAACCATCAAGCGCATCCAGCGCACGGAGGCTTACGCCGAGAAAGTGAGGCAGCTATTCGCCGCAACGGTGAATGAAATCCTCGCTCTCAACAAATCCGTGCCGACGCTGGACGAGGGGGTCATGTACTCTTTCGACGGGGATAATATGCGAATCCAAAAGAAAGTCGAGGCATTGCTCCGGCAACTGCATTCGGTCGTTACTACGGCGATCCGCAAGGGCATTACCCTCGAATGGGAACAGGCGAACGTCGAATGCGACAAGCTCGTAGCCTCCTGCTTCGGCAAAAAGGTGTTATCCAGCCCGGAGTTCAGCGCATGGAACAACCGCAATACTGCGGCGATGAACGCCTTTGCCGACCGGACGGAGGACGGCCTCAATCTGTCGGGCCGGATATGGCAGTCTGTTCAGCAGCTCCGCGATGAAATGGAGATCGCCATGACCGTTGCCATCGGCGAGGGTGATTCGGCGCAGTCCATATCCCGCAAAGTCCGGCAATACCTGAACGACCCCGACCTGATGTTTCGCCGTTTCCGCTTCAAGAAAGGCGAGGACGAGCAGGGCAAGCCTATCTACGGGCGGAAGTGGAAAAAGCGCATCAAGGACGAGAAAACGGGCAAATACCGATGGATCGACTATGAACGCAAGGACTACAAAACCGGATCGGGCGTTTACAAGTCCTCGGCCAAGAATGCCATGCGCGTTGCGAGGTCGGAAACGAACATCGCCTACCGTCGCGCCGACAATGAACGGTGGCAGCAAATGGATTTCGTCCTCGGCCAGCGTATCCAGCTATCGAAGAACCACCCGAAGAAAGACATCTGCGACAAGCTGGCAGGCGACTATCCAAAGGATTTCGTATTCGATGGCTGGCATGTGCAATGCTTCTGCTTCGCAACGCCTATCCTGATCGACGAGGACGAGATGGCGAAAGTTACGGAGGCATTCCTCAAAGGCGAGAAATACACTCCGCGAGGTAGGCAGATCACCGAATATCCGGCCAATTTCAAGAAATGGGTGCGGGACAACAAGGAGAATATCCTTGCATCCCGCAATAGAGGCACGGAGCCCTACTTTATTCGCAATAACTCTGCGGCGATTGATGAGATACTCAATCCGAAACCGAAAGAGCTTACAATCGCAGAAAAGGCGGCATTACGCCATGAGGCCCGAACACCCGAACAAGAGGCGGCGATTCGGAATGCGTGGGCCGAACGTCAGAAGAAGCACCAGCAGATCAAGACGGCGGCGAACAATATTGCCAAAGTCGCCGGGGATTATGGCGAGGTCGATTATTCCGCCCTGCAAAAGTACATCGATGCTGGCGATCTATCAGCCATGCAGACCGAGACCAAGAAAGTCGCGCAGGCCATCCTCGCCGCCAAGAAAGCGGAGCAGGCTCTCGCCGACATTATCCCCAATGCCCACTCGTGGCATAAGCAGTTCACGATGGATCAACTGCACGGGGTGTATAATGCCGTCAAATCGAAGATCGAGAGCTGGTCGGGCTTATCCCTCGAACAGCAGGCGAAAAAGCTGCATTTCGAGGCTTTCGACTTCCTCGGCGGCAACATGAAAGGCGTTCAGGAAAAGTATCCGACATGGAAAGTATCGCAGGAAGCGTACATCAAGGAGCTTAACGCCGTCAATTACAAGATTTCGCTCAAACAAGCGATGGCAGATGTCTCACTTGTCGAACAATGGGCCGAAGCACATCCGAAGAGCCTCAATGTCGCAAAACTCCTTGCCGATGCAAAGCATGCCATCGCCAACGACGAGGATATTGCGGTTATCAAGCAAAAGGTTTCGCTCGCGGTAGCCGAAAAGCAGAAACGCGAGATGGAGCAGGCACGGCGCGACGCGAAAAAGGGATTCAAATCTCTCACCTTGCCAAATATCAGCAAGGCAGAGATAAAGCAACTTCTCGATCAATATGAATCCGAGGATTTTGAAGATGCGGATGCCCGATTGCGCTCAATGACCGGGAGTATATGGAAAAGCCTGACGAAAGAGGAGCGGATCATCCTGACGAAGTACACGCAGACTTACAGCTATCTGAATGAGCCGTTGCGAGGACAGACCTATTACGGGGCACGAGGCGGCGATGAATTTGAACACGACCTGCCTATCCTAACGAGGGCACTTGAAAAGTTCTCCATGCCTCAAAATACCGTCGTCCGACGCGGCGTCGGCAGTTTCGAGATCAACGAACTCGGATACGGCCTCGGAGAGCTGAAAATCGGCGATGTGTTCGTCGATAAAGGCTTCCTCTCGACCGCCATCCATAGGGCGGGAGGATTCCATGATACATACAATTTGGTGATCGTGGTTCCCAAAGGTGCAAAGGGCGTTTACGCCGAGCCGTTTTCTCATTATACCGACTATAACAAGTTCGAGTATGACGGCAAAATATGGGACGGTGAATCGGTTGAATCGGTAAGATCGGAAATGGAGTGGATCGGACAGCGAGGCAGCCAATTCCGTGTGCTCAAAAAGCAGGGCAGAACGATCTACCTGCAAATGATCGGACAGCTCAAATAGAAAGGGAGTGCAATCGCGCTCCCTTACTTGTAGTATCGCTTGTAGAATTTCTTGAACGGCTCGACGCAATCCATCATCGACGACATATTGCCCTGTGCATAGCGATTAAACAGCATGGATTTCAAGGTAATCGGCACTCCGTCCGCATTCTCGAACTCTGCCAATCCGACCGCAGTATATTCGTCGAGGTTTCGACTTTCAGAGGCATTCGCATCGCCTCTTGCGATGACCGCCATAGTATCGTGAACCCATGTCCGCTCGTAAAGCCAGAGCATCGTTTTGTTTTGGTCTTTGCCCTTATATGGGTTCTCCCGCTCGCCTTTATAGTAGCGGCAGTATTGCAGTAAATCGGATTCTTTCATCAGTACGTTGCATAAAATTTCTTAATAACATTCTGCATATCTTTCGGCAGATAGCTCATCGCGGTCTCTATGGTCGTAAGATCGACACCGAAACGGGCCTTTGCGAGCGATCCGACGATAGCTCCGAGCGTATCGCTGTCGCCTCCGTAGAGAATGGCCTTGCGGATGGCATCCTCGAATGAATCGCTCTCTTTGATGATATGAAAGGCCAGCGGGACGCACCCCTGACACGTTTCGTCGAACTTGCCCCTCGGAATGAGATTCTGCTCCCAGTCCGCGCCGTAGAACATCCCGACCATTTCGAGGGCCTGATTGAGGGCCAAAACATCGCAGAAAGGATCGCAACTCCGCATCAGGTAAATCGCCCGTGCAACCACCATCGCCCCGATGATTCCGTCGGGATGGTCGTGCGTGATCTTGGCCGTCTCCATCGCCTGCCGGATCACCTCTTGCTCCGTATCGAACGCATAGGCGACAGGGCTGACCCGCATCGCCGCGCCATTGCCGAAGCTGTTGTACGGCTGCGGATCGGGAGAATTGAGCCACAAGGCGAAAGACGCTCCGTATGCACCCATCGGATTGGGGTATTTCCTACACCAACGTAGGATGCTCGCCCGATAGTCCTCCCCACGCAAAATTGCATCGGCAATCGCCACCGTGCAGATCGTGTCGTCGGTAAAACTGCACTCCGGGGAGAACAGCGCGAAATTCCCATCCCGCGTATTGTTGAACTCGAATCGAGAGCCTACTATGTCGCCAATTATCGCACCTATCATATCAAAAATTTTTAGAATCTATCACTTCGTCTATATCCAGCACCCCGTCGGCGTTCTCTTTCATCGAATGCAGGTAGATATAGCCATTTCGGTAAAATGAAACCTTTGCCAGCTTTTCACGATACATAGCCTCCGCTTTCTCCCTATCGACGAAATACAGATGCGTAACGAGATCGTATGAATCCGCAACATAGGTCAGCCGATATACTTTGCTATCCATCGCACTCCGATTTTAATGACCGCCCTCTCGTCTTGCGCTGGATTTGCCCGATGCGGATGAGGACTTTCTTGTTCTCGTATTCGTTTCTGCCCCTCGTCGCATTCGTGAGAGACTTGTATGTGATGCCGACCGCCCCGATAGGAACGGTATCGTAGATTGCTTTCAGGGAACCGAAGTAGAAGTCGGTTTCGCCGTTGTACGGCTCCTTGAACTGCAAATGCACTATCTTCTTTGCTTCCATAATCCAATACTTGTGCAAATTTACCGCTTTTCCGGCGTTCTGCCACGCTTTCGCGCAAAAATCGACCAATCGACCCGATCGCAGATATGCGAAAATTGGCGGCATTTTCATTTTTCTTTTTTCGCGGAACTTTTTTCTTTTTCAATGAATGAATTTACGAGGGTCTTGTCCGATGGATGATCCGGTTTTTTCGACGAAAAAACTTCCCCTCTATCTATCTTATTATATCTATATATTCTTATCTTCTGTGCAGGGGTCGTTGCACCCCTCGTTGCAGGGGTTGTTGCTGTACCCGTTGCACCCCGTCGCATTATTTTGCTGATAATCATCGTAATTAACTATCGCAATTATCGTTGCACCCTATTTGTGGATAAAATACTCTATCGCCGAATGCACGAGGATAAAATGCGTGGCGGTCTGCCTGCATTGATCCGCCCACGGATTTTATAGGTTCAAGGCCAACGCGCGATACAACTCCGGAATTTCGCTTTTGACACGCGACACCAGCCTCCTATAACTGACCCTCCTTGCGCCTTTCATAAGGGCCTCCCATTTTGAAGACGGGAGACCCTCGCACGTTGCATCGAGATACATAGCTAAATTCCGAATTGCTCCGACAAGAACCCGACCATCGCCCTGTTCTGCGGCAAAAGGGCCGGAATATCCATCGTATCGGCTTTATACAACTCCGTTGCGCCGTTGTATAAATCCCATACCGTAACCTTGCCGTTCTGATAGTAGCGATACATCATATCCTCGGTGAGCCGCGAGATTTGCGACTGATTGAGCGGATAGGTGCGATTCTCCCTGATTTCTGCGATATGGGTATCACATTTCACCCGGAGGGCCGTCAGCATCCCGATCAGCGTGAACATCTGCTGCACGTCGATGGGGATTTGCTTCATCCTCTCGATCTTCTCCCGCTCGGTAACAACGATGCGGCGGGCATCGACGATCCATGACTTCACGATGTCGAGGATTTCGGGAATCGTTACGCCATTGCCTCGCCCCGATCCTTTCTCCGAGTAGGTCGAAATGTACTGATCCGCGCAGAGCATACATTGGTTATGGCAGATCATCACCATATTGCCGAACCCGACCTGTATTCCTTTCTGATGGAATGCGACGGCAAGGTTGGTCGTATTATCGGCATCATCGAAATTCGTGATGCGGATGTTGGCGAATACCCTGCGGAGGATATGCGCTTCGACGGCCCGCTCTCCGTATTGCTCCTCTACCTGCGGCAAGAGGACGACACCCGGAGTATTGCGGTCTTTGTTCTGCGCTGCGAAGAGGTCGTAAACCTCGACATCGTAATTCTGCGCGTTGCACATGCCGATAATCTGATTCAGCAGCTCATAGTGATAAATGCCCCGTAGCGGCTTTCCGTAGATGTCGTTCTCCTTGTGGGTTCGCGCCAGTTGATCGAGGGAAAGGGTCTGCACCTTTGCTTTCTCAAAGTCGAAAAATTTGTTGTTCAATGTCGTTTCCATAATGCGTTGAATTTTGAATTTATATCCGTTTGATTGTCTTTGCCACCTCTTTGCCCCAATACCCGACGATGAGGTCATAGGCATCTTTATCGCCATCCCATGCGATCATGCACTCGTGGTTATTATATTCGTAGAAATAAACTTCCTGCGGATCGCATTCTTTCGGGATAGCTGCCCGGCTATCGTCGTAGAATTTGAAGAATGCAGTAAGTCCGGCATCCGTACCGAAAGCCCCCGTGTCTTTATCTCGGCATATCTTATCGCCGTCTTTGATGTGTCCGAGTTCTACCAAACGCTTGTATCCCTCGGCGAACTGTTCTCGGTTAAACGCAAAGAAAACCCCGCATTTATCCGCGTCGGGATGCTCATTTTTGATCGCCTTGTAGCGGTCGATAGTTTGGGCGTTCAGCATTACGATACCCCCGTCGTAATTATCCCAATCCCGATAGTATCGAAGTTCGCCCCGCGTGGTCTTGACCATCTTAATATCTTTCTCTTCCATAATCCTATCGCTTTTGAGAGAGCCATAAATCCCGCTTTGCGCGGCAGTTATCAAGGGATACCCCGACGCAGGAGAAGAGTTCGCCGCTCTCCATGCGGTAATCGTATTGCCATCTTTTGACCGATTTTCGGCCGATTTTGGCCGTGAAACTCGTGTAGTTTTCTCGCCCCGGCTGACAGACGGAGCATCCGTTTACATTGATTGAATTTGCCATTGTTGCGCTGAATTTTATAGGTTTGCGATTATTTGAGATTGTTTTTCAACCAAACTCTATCGACCTCCCACAAGGGTAGGCCCTTGATTATTTTCCGGCGGATCACCTCTTTCATGCCGATCAAGTCGGCCGCTTTGATATGGAGAGTAATATCGCCGAATTTCTGTGCTCTTTCGAGGAGGAAGTCCGCCATTTGGGACTTCCATTCATGCAGGCTTTCCGCCTTTAACTTTCCCGATTTGCCCATATACCGTGTTATTTAAGATTATTGTCTATGTAGTTTATATCCTCCTCCCAAAGAGGCAATCCCGCCCGAATTTTATGCACGGTAACTGCTCGTTGCCCGATCAGCCGCACCGCCTCTTTGTAAAAATCGGTATCATCATAGGCGCAAGCCTTTCCAATGAGGAAAATTGCGAGTTCTATATCCTTTTCGGCGGTTGTTTTGATATAATCATCATGCCGCTCGATCAGCGCATTTATGGAATTTTCCTGAAATTGAATCTTTGCAAATAATTCTTCAAGGAGGCGGCTCATTCCGTGCTTCTTAAATTCTTTGCAAAACTCATCTTTATCCATATCTCCTGCGGCCATATACATAGCCTCGATATGCTGATATTCCTCGGATGTTGGAGTCAGCCCTGTTCTTTCGGTAAATTCTTCTCGTGTCATAGCCTATTATAAATTTTGGTCGTTGTTCACTACCTATTAAGTATCTGTTTGATGATGCAAATATATAGCCAACTATTATAGTAAGCAACTTTTTTTGTAGAAAAAGTGCGTTCAAAATCAGTCAAAAATATAGATTTACGGATAACTGTGTCATAACCACACAGATAATTTTTGCCGAAATTTTAGATACCTAATAGATATTTTTCATTACCTTTGTCCGTAACGATACGTTTTAACAAATTTTTTCGACCATGAAAAAGAAATTTCGCAAGCTCTTATCCGAAAAATGCAAGGATATGGGACTGACTGACAAGGCACTCGACGACCTCGTAGAGATCGGGGCGGAGGGTCTTGCCGACGATGCCTCGGACGAAGACATCGCCGCGAAAGTGGATTCGCTCGTGCCCTATGCAAAGGCGATGCAGGGGGAGATCACGAGGAAGACGCAACGTCCGAAACCGCAATCAAAGAAAACGCAATCCAACGACGAGGGCGAAGATGAGGGCGGAAACGATGATGAGGCCCCCGAATGGTTCAAGCCTTTCCAAAAGAAATTGACCGATCTCGAAACCGAGAACGCCGCTCTCAAAGCGGAAAAGGCAAAGACCACGCGACAGGCCGAAATCTCGGCAAAGGCTAAAAAGCTCGGAATCCCCGACTACCTGATGAAGCGAGTCTCATTCGCAGAGGATGCAGACCTCGACAAGGAGCTGGCGGATTACAAGCAGGAGTTAGTCAATAACAACCTCATGCCCAAGGAGCAGGCGCATGAAACGGGAAGTAGCAAGGAGGCAATGGAAGCCGACGCCAAGGCTTGGGCCGAAAGTCTTCCCAACAAGTAACAGCTCCGAATCATTCACCCCTTAAAATTGATTGCAACAATGGCTATTGATTTCAAGAAAACGCAGCTATCGGGCCATACGCCCGAAATTTGGCGCGGCGAGTGCAAGATTCTGCCGGGCGGCTTCAAGCCGGTGCAGAACTTCCCCGTCGGAACGGTGTTGCATCGGGGAACTCCTATCTATGTCGATTTCGAGGCGATGAGTGCCGCCGTTTGCAAGACCGCCAAGGTTCTCGCAGGAGGCACGACCACCGCGCCCCGCATCGCCAAAGGTCATTACTTCGTCGCAGGCGACGTGGTGATGAAACTCGGAGTAACCGACAAATCCCCGATCATCAAGTCCATCGACACGGCCAATGCCGAGTACGATATCCTCACGTTCGCATCCGCCATCGCAGGGCTGGCCGAGGGCGACATCCTCTCGGAGGCGACCGAATATGCTTCTACGGGCGGCGGCGCGGAAAAGACCGATCCGATTCCCGCTGAACCCAAATACACACCGAACATGGTTGTCGGTGCTGTCAAGGAGTTTACCGGGAAAGGCATCCCGACGATTGATGCCGCATACGAAGCGGTCGTTCTCTATCCGAGCCTGAACTTCCCGCTGTTGGAAGACTGGCTCATCAACCCCGGCAAGGTATGCCTCAAAGCAAACCCGAACATTCTGTTCATTAAACAGTAACGATCATGCCCGAAATTCTTTATAGCTCAATCTTTGGCGCATTGACGCAGCATGTACAGGCTCGCTTCGATGCCGCCTCGAAACTGCACAAGCAGCTTTTCGACAACGTAATCTTCGAGCGTTTCCTCGACTGGGACACCCCGACTATCGGCCTCGACTTCGAGGAGATCATCGGTCAGTACAACATCACGGTAGCCGCCCCGACCATCGGCGACCAGTCGAAAGAGGCTATCCTCGGTACGGAGGGGCTGGAAACCGTGAAAGAGCGCATCCTCAATCATGCCGTAACGCTGCCGATGACGATTCAGGACTATCGTAAGGTTCTGCAAATCCTCGACAGCAAGTCGCTCCCCGACAAGGCAAAGACGGAGCAGCTCATCAAACTGATGTGGGGCAGCTCGACGACGGTCGTAAGCTCCGTCCTCGCAAAGCTCGACATCCTGTTCCTGCGTCCGCTTTCCAACGAGGGCATCGTCGAACTCGACGACAATATCAACCCCGAAGGTGGTGTGCGCGGCACGATCAACTTCAACCAGCCCGCCGAGAATATCGCATCGTCCAAAACCCAGTGGATTGATGGCAATCTCGACACGGTGGACTGCTTCGAGGATGTGCAGGGCATCATCGACGCCGCACAGGACAAAACCGTATTCGGCAAAATCCTCTGCGCGCCGTCGCGCATCTCCTACATGTGCCGCAGCAAGAAGATCAAGCAGATGATCTGGGGAACAGACAAATCTGCGAAGATCGTGCAGCTGAAAGACCTGAACGCCTATATGCAGGAGAACAGTTACCCTGTTTTCGAGCCTATCCGCCGTCAGGTTCGCATTCAGAAAGGCCAATCCCGCATCCCCTATACGCCGTGGAACGAGAAGAACATGGTCTTCATTCCCGACGGCAAGCTCGGCATCGTCAAAAACGCATGGGCGAACAACGAGCTGAAACAGGAATCCGGAGTGGCGTACTCCAACTACGGGCGTATCCGCGTCTCGCAATGGGGCGTGGGCGAAACGCAGGGCAGCAACGGCGTTGAGTTCACCAAGGCCGAATCGCTCTCGTTGCCCGTGATTACGGAAATGAACGGCATCTACACCCTCAAAACGCAGCAGTAGCCGTGGATAACCTTACCGCAACGAGGAGTTTGTGCAATGCGATAGCAAACACATTCTATCCTGATAACGCGACCATCGAATTTGCGCTCTTCAATGAGGGCATCGACGCAAAGACCGAGGCGACCCCGAAAGACCCTATGATCTTTCGGGTTGCCGCCCGCCTTGTCATCGGATATGTCGAAAGCAGCCGATCCGAGAACGGTGTATCGACCTCCGTAATGAGCGAAGAAGCCCTCAAACAGAGCCTTTCGATTTGGTGCGGACATTATGGCCTCGATGCTGATGAGGTGCTCTCCGACTATATGCGCGTGATCGAGGACGGCACGCATCTATGGTGATATGAGGTACAACGGCACATTGCGCTACGAGATACTCACCGAGGGCGGTATCGACGAATGGGGCGAGCCTATTAAGGCTCAATCTACATGGAGCGAGGCGATCCCCTGTTCCATCAAGACCAATAGCGATAACCGCAAGGGTCGTTACGAGGACGGCGAATTTCGGCAGGCTTCGTTTACGATCCTCGTTGAGTGCATCCCTTTCCCTTACAATCGGGTGAAACTCGAAAGGATGGGCGAAAATCTCGGCGAATACCGCGTGATGAACGCCGAACCTCTCACCACCGTAGGCAGAACTCAAATCGTGGTGTGATATGGCAAAAGTCGCTACATCTCACGGCAAATACAAAGGCGTCATCGTCAGCAAAACGGACATGCGTAAGCTGAAAGCCGGATTGCAGGCCAAGATGAAAGACATCGTCGCCTTGCTCGTGAAGCAACTCTCTTTCATCGGGGAGGAGTGCATACGAATCGCCCGCGAGAGTGGCAGCTACAACGATATTACCGGCAATTTGAGGTCATCAATAGGCTATGTGGTACTTGTGGACGGGAAACCCGTCGTGACGGGAGCTTCGAAGCAATACAGCGGCAAGGATGGTAACGGCGAAGCCGGCCCGCCCGCCGCCGAAGCATTGCTCCAAAGTCTGCAAGCGAAATTTCCGTGGGGTGTGGTTCTGATCGTCTGCGCAGGCATGAAATACGCCGCGTATGTCGAAGCAGTCCACCACAAGGATGTTCTCACCTCCGCCGAGTTGAAAGCCGAATCGCTTGCCAAGAAATTACTCAACGGTCTAATCGAATAGCGAGATGATAAAAACGGAGATGCAGATTGAGCGGGATTTCTATTCTTTCGTCAAGAATAGCGAACTCGGAAAGGCCATCAGAGGAAAGGTTTACCGACCTGAAATGCGCCCAGCCAATGCCACAACGGAGGATTTGATCGTCAAGTTCCTCGCAGGACTTGATGAACAAGTACAAACGGGAGTGGTAATCTTCAATCTCTATGTCCCCGATATACCTCATGCCGACGGCCGGATGGTTCCAGACAAGAACCGCATCGGCGAGTTGGAGGAGATGCTTCTCACATTCGTTGAAACCGCAGGTGGTACGGAATACTGGCTCGAAACCGATACGACGCCGACAACGATGCGCAACGAGGAGATAGAGCAGCATTTCATATACGCAAGAATCAAGTTTAACCGCATAACAGAATAGGATTATGGCAAAGAAAAAGAAAATCATCATGTCATGGTCGAAATGCAAGATCGAGGTCGGCAAGACCGGCGAGGCTGAAGCAATGGCCAGCGAACTAACCGACATAGGGACGATCAACGACAAATCGACGACGCTTGCCACCGAGGACGGCGAAACGCTGACCGCAACGGCAACGGGCGGGATCGTGGTTGCCGAGGAGGAGGGCGAGCCAGTCGTTACCCTGACAACCCGCGTCAAGGAGATGGACTTCGACAATGAAAAGATGTTCAACGGGGCAGAGGTCTCGGAAGACGGCAACGAAATGACCGTCAAGACCAACGTCGTATCGGACGACTTCTCCGTAAAGCTCACGCCCAAGAATATCGGTGCTATCGGCATCAAGATTCGTCGGGCACATGTTTCGTTCCGCCCCGGCAGCTCCGAGGAGGAGGGATCGTATGTCGATCTCACGTTCAAGGTGCTCGCCTGCTCCGATGGGGAACTCTACAAGAAGTTCCGCGTCAAGGCCGAAGATTGGCAGGCATCAGAGGCCGTGTAGTATCACCAATGACATGCGGAATAGACGCCCTTTGCGGTTGGCAGGTAAAACCGCGTTTCGGAGGGTTGGCAGAGTGGCTGAATGTACCTCATCGCTAACGAGGCAAGCCGTCGGGCTTCGGGGGTTCGAATCCTCCACCCTCCGCAATTTTATACATGGATATGGAACAGACTACTATCGAAAGCCGCGTCGCATCGGCCATACTTGAAAGAAATGTGGGGAATATCGAAATAGAGGGCATCACCTACGAAATAGCACCGCCGTCTATCGCAACGCTCATCGTCGTTTCGGAGATCATCGCCTCCCTCCCGATTGTGGAGAAAGTGGAGAAAACCGAGATCGTAAACTCCGTACTGCATCATGCACGTTTTTTCAGACCTCTCGGCGACATCGCAGCGACGCTTATCCTCGGAGCGAAGAACCTCACCGAGGAGCGCGTCGTCGTGCAGGAGAAACGCTATTTGTTCGGCCTCATCAAACGCAAAAGCAAGAAGAAAATCAAGACCGACAAGCGGGCGGAACTCGCCAAAGCCATTTTAGAGAACGTCCGCCCGACGGTTCTGTTCAATGTCATCGTACAGCGGCTTCAAGACATGGAGATCAGCAGTTTTTTCGCCATTACCACTTCCCTGTCAGAGGCGAATATCCTCAAACCGACAAGGGAAGTGGTAAAAGGCTGAACGACAGTATTTGGGCTACCGTTCTCGGAATCGCAAGAACGCTCGGAGTAACAGAGAAATACGCCTTATACGACATCAGCTATGTAAACGCGATCCTGTATAGCCGTGCGATGCCGATGCCCGGCGACAAGGGCGAGAATGGCGACGCGCCGCTTTACGATGGCAGTAAAGACGCGAATAACCCCGAAAATTTCACGGATTTCACAGATGACGAGGAGATTGTAAGAATATGAAAAACGACGACGGCGCATTAAGTTTTGGCACGGCGATAGATATGTCCGGCTTCGATGCCGGCATCGAGCAGATCGAGGGGAAAGTCGCAGGATTGACCTCCAATGTTGAAGTTGAGACCTCCAAAATCTCTCAACTGCTCGCCAACGTCCCGACCTTGAATATCGAAGTCGTCACCAATGCGTCGCAATCCCTTTCCACCATCGACACCGCATACGCCGAACTCGACCGAGTGATCGACACCAACCGCTCGTCCGTATTGGCATTGGAGGAGCAATACCGGCAGCTCGGTTCCGAAATCTCGAATCTCGGACGGCAGGCCGCAACTCCCGCTATTCAGGCCGAATACGATGCCCTCAAACAGCAGCAGACGGCGATCAAGGAGAATATAGCGTTACGCAAGAAAATCGTTACCGAGGCCGAGAAAGTCGGCGATGAACTCTATCAGACCGAACAACGGTTGAAGAAAGAGGCTGCCGCCGCCGAGAAGAGTGCCAACAGCCAAGTATCGCTCCGCACCCGATTGAGGCAATTACGGGAAGAACTCGTAATGATGGAGGCATCGGGACAACGCGGCACGGCGCAGTATCGCGCCTTGCAGGAGGAGGCGGGAAAACTCACCGACGCATGGGCCGACGCTACGGCGCAGGCAACGATCCTCGCTCATGACCAGCGCGGTATGCAGGGCCTCATTTCGGGGCTTTCGGGTGTTGCGGGGGCTTTCTCCGTAGCGCAGGGCGCGATGTCCCTATTCTCCGGAGAAAACGAGGATTTGCAGAAGATCATGGTCAAAGTGCAGTCCCTCATGGCGATCACGATAGGACTACAACAGATACAGCAAACCCTCAATAAGGATTCGGCCTTTACCCTCGTTACCCTCAATTCGCTCAAAGAGTGGTGGAATAAGCTCACGGGACAGAGTGCTGTCGAGCAGGCCGCCGAAACCGCAGCGACCGAGATCAATACCGCAGCGCAAGCAGCCAATGCGACCGCTACGACCGCCGATACTGCGGCGCAGACGGCCAATAATGCAGCCACCGCAGGAGGAACGGCCGCGCAAGTGGCGAATACCGCATCGACAACGGCACAGACCGCCGCGACGACCGCCGGAACCGTCGCTACGAAAGCTATGTCCATAGCGATGAAAGGTCTGCGGGCCGCGCTCATTTCTACCGGCATCGGAGCATTGGTCGTTCTTTTGGGGTCGCTCGTAAATTGGCTAATGAAAGCGTTTGAGGCGTCATCGAAAGCCGATAAGGAGTTCGAAGAGCAGCAGGAAATCCTCAAAGCAGGCAACGAAGCCTACATCAAGGCTTCTATGGAGATCGAGAACTACAAAAACAAACTCGAAAACTTCAAGGGGACAAAAGCGCAGGAGAAAGAAGTCGTCAAAGAGCTGAACTCCAAATACGGGGAGGCAATGGGCTACTATAAGACTCTTGCCGAATGGAAAACCGTCTTAAAGCAAAAGGGCGATAAGTATTGCGAAATGCTCATGCTCGAAGCGCAGGCACAGGCTCTTTTGACAAAAACGACCGAAGCATATATCAAGCTCCAAGAGGTCAAAGCAAAGGTCGAAAACGGCGATTTCAACAAGTGGTGGCGTGGAAAGCGCGGAGATGATCGTGCAGCGCAAGAGGCCGAAAATGAAGCGCAGAAAGAATACGAAAAGTGGAAAGAACAATGGGGCGAGATACTGAAAAAGGTGTCGCAGTTCAAGAAAGATAACGACCTCGATTTCCATATCGATCCGTCCAAAGATAAGTTCGACCCGAAAAAGGCGGCCCTCTCGCAAAAGAAATCCAGAGAGGAATGGAAGAAAGCGGTCAAGCAGTATATCAAGGATGCGCATAATGAGATCGCCGACTACACGATTGATGCAATGGCGGAGGGACAGGCCAAAGAACTCAATCAGATAGAACTCGACACCGTGCGCAAGCGTAATGCGTGGCGGGATCAGTTGCGCCAGCTCGCCAAGGTTCGGCAGGATGCCGAGAAGCAATATTACATGTCGCAGAAAGGCGCGACGGAGGTCGGATGGGCCAATTCCAAGCGTGGCAAGATGACTATCGACGATTACGCCAAAGAGTTGCTCCAAGACCCGAAAATCGCCGAGGAGTTCAATCGCGTATTAACTGCCATCACAGAGCAGGGAGAGCGGGAAAAGGCCGAAATCCGCAGGAAATACACCGACGCGCTGATTGACGAATACGGCACGGTCGAGCAGAGGATTGAGAAACTCAATCGGGAGTGGACGAAGAAACTATCCACTATGCCGACTGAATACCTGCACAACGCGATCAAGCAGATGAACGCCGAGTTTGCCGCATTGGAATCCGCAGATTTCAAGAAGTCGATCAACTGGGAGAGCGTATTCGGCGACCTCGGAAAACAGTCGTTATCGACCTTGCAATACAACCTCGACAAGATCAAGGCTTATTTCGCCTCGAACAAGGATTCGATGGGCGCAACCGAGATCAAGGACTATCAGGAAGCGATTACCAAGATGGAGGAGGAAATCGCCTCTCGAAACCCCTTTGTCGCGCTGCACAAGTCGATCAAGGATATAGGGAATGCCAAAACGGAGTTCGTCGCCGCATTGCAGGCATGGCACGACGCGCAGGATGGGATCACGACCGCGCAGCAGGAATACAACGAAGCCCTCGCCGTCGAGCAGGCCCTCCGCGAGCAGATTGATTTGGGTACTCTCACGGAGAACAGCGATAAGTACCGCGAAGCCGAAGAAAACCTGAAATTGGCGAAATTCCGCGTTGCCGAAGCGACGGAGCGCAACTCGCAGGCCGAACAACGAGCTTTATCCGCGCGGAACAATATCACCGTTGCCTACAAGAATTTCGCAACGCAACTGCGGGCTGTCGGAGGCGTGATTTCCGGTATCGGCGGCCAAGCGCAGAACCTCGCGGCGATATTCTCCGATAATGTCGCAAATGGTATCGGCAAGGCCCTCGATACTATCGACGCAGTATTGGATGCCGCATCGACCGTCATGGATGCAATCGGAGATGTCGGCAAAGGCGTCGCCGAGGGCGTAGAAGCCACCGTCGATGCAACGGCGCAGGGCGCGACAGCCGCAGCAGCGGCCGGAGCCGCCTCTATATCGACCATCGAGAAAGCATCGGTCATTCTCGCCGTCATTTCGGCGGCTTTGCAGGTCGCTACGGCTATCGCCAACCTCTTCAACGACGACGATGCCAAGCAGAAAGAAATCGAGAACCTGCAACGTCGCATCGACCAACTGCAATGGGAACTCGACAATGCCGATACCGTCCGCTTGCAGAATAACGTCGGGGATGCCGTGCAGAGATTGAGGGACATCTACGCGGAAACGACGCAGGAGGTATTGAGGCTGCATCTCACATCGCAGCAGTACGGCAACGCATGGACGCGGATGTTCGCTCGGACGCGGTACGACAGCGAGATTTACGAGAAGTCTGTCGAGAAGATCGCCGATGCGTATGCAAAGGTCGCATACACCGCCGACAAAGCCCTCGGAGGGAAGAAATACGACGAAAGCCGCAAGCAGCTCGAAAATCTTGCCGAGCAGCAGATACTCATTCAGAAACAGATCAACGAGGAGCAGAGCAAGAAAAAGACCGATCACGGCAAGATCGAGGAGTGGCAGCGGCAGATTCAGGAGATTGCCGAAGAGATGGCGACCATCATCAACGAGATGCTGGAAGACATCATCGGCTATACCGCCGCCGACCTTGCCTCGGAACTCGGAGATGCGTTCTTCGAAGCGGCCAAGCAGGGAGAGGATGCGATGGAGGCATGGCACAAAAAGGTCAATGATATTGTCGCCGATGTTCTGCAAAGGATGCTCGTACAGAAATATTTGGAGGAGCGCATCGGAGGCATTTTCGACAGATACAAAAAAGCATGGTTCGGCAATGACGGCACATTCAAAGGCATCGACGCCGTAATCGGTTCGATGAATGGGTTTGCCGGAGAACTCAATCAGGTCGGAGAAGAGTTCAACGCGATCTATCAAGGTCTGTCCGATAGCCTCAAAAACTATTTCACGGGAGATGCCGAACGCGAGGGGACAAGCAAGGGTATCGCCACCGCGTCGCAGGATAGCGTCGATGAAAACAACGCCCGTCTGACGACCATTCAGGGGCATACCTATACCCTCGTACAGGGTATGAACGACCTGAACCGCACGAGCAATGCCGTCCTCGACAAACTGACGGGCATCGAGAAGAATACCTCCGACGCCAACGACAAACTCGATAGGGTCGATAAGAATATCAAGGACATCAAAAACACGGTTGATGATATTGACCGGAAAGGATTAAAACTCCGCAGCTAAAATGAAAGAACTCATCAGACGAATACAGAGGGAGTGGAAAGCGGCCAAAGATGCCGCCCAAGCCCAATGCGCCGACAGCGGGCAGCAGGAAATGGCGGCCAAGCTCGAAGCCTGCGACATGTTCAAAGGCGACGAGACATTGGAGGAGCTGATCGGGCTGATGTTCTCCCCGCGAGGGGTCGAATTTATGACGGCCTACAACTTCCCCGACATCGCCACGTTCAGGCGATTCAAGAAATACCATCCGGAGCGATACGGGGTATATATCGACAGCAGCGAAATCTCGCTTTCAGAGGCCCGAAAAATCTTTTTGATAGGAGATACCGTCGCAGAGCTGAAATACCGTCAAACCGCCGGAAATCGGCTATTCCTGATGTGTGGGGCGAAAGCCTCCGTCATCGCTTCGGGGTATTCGGTCGTCAAGGTCGAAAAGGATAAGGAATCCGAGGTAAGTTATATCGTTCAGGACAACGCGAAAATCCTATGGTAGGCAAGCTGTTCATAGACGGGCTGGATGCGTTCAGCGAATACGGCATCTTCGTAGAGCAGTACGGGTACAAGGCACTCGTACAGATGCCGTCGTTCAAAAAACTGAATAGCACCGAATGGCCCGAATATGACGGCGAGGAGGTCGATCTTGCCGATCCTATTCTTGACAGCAAGACATTCTCGATACCGTTTTGCATCACCGACATTTTGAGCGCGAGCGATCTGTTCGAGGTGCTTTCCGACGGGGCGTATCATATCTTCGACTTCGCCGAACTCGGCAAGTCCTACAAACTGCGGCTTCTGACCAATCCCGCATTGTCCGCCAAAATCCAGCTCGGAAAAATCACGCTGAATTTCGCCGATGACTTCCCGCCCGTCTATCCGACCGATGAGACGGACATCGAGAGCCTGAACGAAGCGTCCACCGAGCAGTACACCTGGTATCACGACTATTATCAGGACATTGACCAGGCGAAAATCATGCAGGAAGCGGGCTATACCCAGGAGCAGACCCGGGCGGTCATTCAGGCTTCCGTGGAGAATGCCCAGGAGCTTCGCAAATACTATCTGGAAGCCAGCAAAGCCAGAGAAGGCGTGGCCGGGCTGTTCCTGACCCATATTTTTGAAAGCCCCAACGGCTGGGCGGACGGCT